TTTCGTTCTGTTCTTGACCAAGGGATAGTTGCTGACGCATCCTTTCCGGGTTTCAAGCGGAGAGGACGAGGTCTCCCCCTATTTTTAGGAGGTTTCCTTCAGCGTATCTTTGACCCTATGACTGGTGTGTTGCTTGATGATCCAGACATAGAAGCAATATTTGCTGTTCATCAGTTAACTCTGATGTTCAGTAAATTGGAACTCGAGTGTTCAACCACAAGAGTTCATTCAGCTATGTCTGGTTTTGTTGAGTGTGAGAGAGAGGTTTCAGAGTATTCGGCATCAGTGACTTCATCTGATCTAGATGATTTTCACCGTATGTCGTCTATTCTGTTCTCTAGCATGTTTGCCTCAGTAGACAGTGATGTCTACCATGGTGAGCTTGTTCCACGTCATGGTCCTGGTGCTACCGCAGATAAACTCTACGGTAATGGCAAGTTTTATTGCCGCACCTGGACTGAGAGATTGGAGAAATATTTTCCTTGCGGAGAATATCTTTTCCCTTCTCCCTCTCATTACCTTGATGGTATTGAGGATGTCACGTGGCTCGAACCCGGTTCAGAGATACCAGTCAATGTTATCTCTGTGCCTAAGACGCAAAAGAGCCCTCGGATTATTGCTATTGAGCCGACTTGCATGCAATATGCACAGCAAGCTCTGCTTGGTTCAATGATCCCACGGATTGAGAATTCTGTTCTCGGTTCGTTTCTTGGATTTTCTGACCAAGTCCCTAACCAGGTCATGGCTAGAAGGTTCCCGTTGTTACGGGAATTTGGCAACGCTAGATCTTAGCGATGCCTCCGATAGGGTTCCTTTCAAGCTGGTCCAGACCATGATGCGGAATCACCCTCATTTGCTTGGGGCTGTTTCTGCATGCCGGTCTAGTTCAGCGTGTGTTCCTGGATTTGGGGTTATTCCCCTCTCCAAGTTCGCGTCGATGGGTTCTGCTCTGACGTTTCCTATTGAGGCGCTCGTATTTCTTACGAGTGTCTTTCTAGGAATTGAGTCTGAGCTCAACACCCAGTTCATGTCCATGAGTGACATTAAGCCATTCATTGGACAGGTGCGTATCTATGGGGACGACATCATTGTCCCTGTAGATTTTGTGGAATCTGTTATTCACCAGCTTGAGCGTTTCAACGCAAAAGTTGGAGCCAGCAAGTCTTTCTGGACCGGAAGGTTTAGAGAGTCTTGTGGGCGTGAGTACTTTGATGGCCACGACATTACTGTCGTTAAGGTCCGTCAATGTATTCCGAATAATAGATCGGACGCAAAGGGAGTCATTTCAACTGTTGCGACCAGGAACCTGCTATATAACGCAGGTCTCTGGGCTGCTGCAGCTGAGATGGATCGACATCTTCGGAAAGTACTTAAGTACTTCCCGAACGTTGATCCATCGTCTCCCGCGCTGGGTCGCCAATGCTCTCTCGGGTACGATACTGAGAGACATTGCTCGATACTTCATAGGCCTTTGGTTAAGGCCTATGTTGTAAAGTCCAGGATACCCATCAATTCTCTTGATGGACCTGGAGCCTTGCTCAAGTTTTTCCTGAAGCAAGGCGGCTTGCCAACCGCCGACAGGGAACACTTGTTGCGTTCCGGACGTCCGCGTGTCGTCAACATCATACCGCGGTGGACTGTACCGTATTAAATACGGGACAAACCGGTTTAATTACCG